GTAGTCCTGAGTTTGATTCTGTTATTCAAAACCAAGCATTACTCAATACTGACATTCATCACATTATTAAAGTGATTAAGGGTCTGATAATTCAAGTTCAATATCTAACTAATGAAGTTGAAAAAGGGAAGGTTAAAAAACAAGACAATATTTCACAAGACAATTTACAAATAGGATAACTATGACTACTGAAAGATGGCATTTAAGCAAAACAATATCACTATCACATATTGCTACTACAGCAACAATGATTATTTTAATGGTGTTATATGTAACTGATATTGAACGAGATGTCGCTGTACTTCAATCTCAACAAATGGCTACTGAAAAGAACTTCGATACCATCGAAATGAAATTAGAAAAGATTATTGATTTGGTTTTGGATATAGATAAGAAATGAATACAGTTATCTTAATAATTGTCGCACAAATAGTAATAACTGTTTTAACAGGAGGTTAGTATGATAGGTTTCTTAACAAATATAGCTCCAATAGCTTTAGGCTTTGTTGCTAAGTTGTTTGCTTTAAAAAGCCAAGCAGCACAAGAGAACCAGAAGCTAATGATTCAATCACTTCAAGTTAGAAATGATTCTATTAATATGGCAAGGGATAGAGCAGACAAAGAGAGCCCTATGGCTGCTTTAAATAGAAGAGTTATTATATTTGTTATCTTGGCTTTAGTTATATTTACACAGGTAGCCCCTGTATTTTTTGATGTACCTACAGTTGTGCCTACAGTTGTAAAGGGTGCTAGTATATTAGGCTTCCAATTAACTCCAGATGTGGTAGAATATGTTACCGTAGAAGGGATGTTGAAGCTTGATGAAATATTTAGATGGGCAACAATGATAATCGAATTCTACTTTGGAGCACAACTAGCAAAAGGTAGGTAACAATGAAAAGGGCGATAGTTATACCCGACCAGCATTTTCCGATACATGATGAGAGTGCAGTAAAGGTCGTATTAAAGGCGATAGAATTTGTTAAACCAGACATATTTATTAATCTGGGAGATGTTGGAGAGTGGGAATCTGTATCTGGACATAGGTACAAGAGGCGAAAAAGACCACCATTAGAGTACCAACTACCAGAAATAGATAAAGAAATTAAGGCTGTCAACAAACAGATAGATAGGTTTGATAAGGCATTAGATAAGGCTAAATGCAATACTAGATACATTCTTGCAGGAAACCACGATGAATGGCTTGATGCGTTTGTAGAAGAGAATCCATATCTTGACCAGTACACATTTAGAAATGCGTGTAAGTGGGATGAAAGAGGATATAAGTATCATAAGTATAATGAGGTTTTAACTATTGGTAAGTTGTCTTTTACGCATGGAGCGTATACAACTACCACTCATGCTAAAACGCATTTGGAGAGATACGGTACAAATATTATGTACGGACACACACATGATGTTTCAAGGTTTTCATCCACAAGATTATTAGATGGAAATATAAGTGCTTGGTCAATGGGTTGTTTAAAAGATATGTCGGCAGAAAACAACACATGGTTAAGGGGCAGGCTACATAATTGGAATCATGCTTTTGGAATTGTAACTTTTTTTGATAATGGAAATTTTCAAGTAGAAGTGATAGATATTGTAAAAGGTAGGGGTTCGGTATGGGGAAAAATAATTAAAGGATAAGATATGACATTTAGAGAATTAATAAATCAAGTGCTTATAAGGCTGAGAGAAGATACTATATCTAGTGATTGGTCTGGTGATATAAACGACTCTTCTACAATTTCAGCATATCAAAAAACTATAGGTGCTTTGGTTAATGACTCAAAACGAGGCGTTGAGGAAAGACACGATTGGTTAAATCTTAGAGAAACTGTTGATATTACAACTGTAAATGGAACTAAAAATTATAACCTAAGTTCTGGTCAAGAGATAAAAATTATAGATGCTATTAATAACACTTCTGGGATGCACTTAAACCAAGTAAGTAGAGTATATATTAACACAGTAAAATATCCTACAGATGATACTGGTGAGCCTTTGTACTATGCCTTTAATGGTAGTGATACTTCTAATAATTTAAAAGTAGATTTATCCCCAGTTCCTACATCTGCTCAGACAATCTCGTTTGATATTGTAAAGTATCAAGATGATTTAGCTACAGCTAGTACAGTATTAAAAGTTCCATCTAAGCCAGTTATACTTGGAGCATGGGCTAGAGCAATAGCAGAGCGTGGTGAAGATGGTGGAACACAATCTAGTTTAATGGCTGTTGAGGCATTAGAATCTCTTAAACAAGCTATTATATTAGATAGTGGAAATGCTCAATACGAATCAGATTGGTTTATAAATGAGAACCATTCTCAAACAACAGTTAATTTTAGATAATGGCAAAACAATTATCATATTTACCTTTGCTAAACTTTGGGGTTAATGGATTAAATACACAACATAATCCATCAACACTAGACCCCTCTTATCTTACTTCTGCTGATAATGTAGTAATGAGAGAGTCTGGTAGAATATCTTTTAGAAAAGGTTTAAAACAAAAAGTAGTTCCTACTGGCACAGCTATAGGTTCTATGGTGGAGCATAATGATTCTGGTACTAATAAAATATTTGCTAGTTATGGTACTTCTATTTATACAGTTGATTTTACATCTCCTAATACTGCTTTTCCTAGCAGTGGTGCTGATGTTAAGCATACCGTGGCTAATAGTTCGGGTGATTGGCAATTTATAAACTTTAATAATAGATTACATTGTTTACATACAGGAGTTCTACCACAAAGATATGATGGTTCTTTAGGTTCGGGTGCAAAATGGACAGCACACGCAACTGACCCAGCATCTATAAGTACGCTATTTGACCCTAGCTGTGGTATGGGTGCATACGGAAAGTTGTGGGTAGGGGGCGTTACGGAAGCCCCAGATGTGGTTTATTACTCTGTTCTACTAGATGGTGATGATTGGACTGGTACTGGTTCTGGAAATATAGATTTAAAAACTGTATGGGGCACAGATGAGATTGTAGCAATAGCACCATTCTACGGACAGTTGGTTATTTTTGGTAAAAACAATATTGTAGTATATGACAACCCAGAGTCTGGTGGAACACTAGCACTTAATGAAGTTATTAAAGGTGTGGGTTGTGTTTCTAGGGATAGTGTACAAGCTATTGCAGATGATTTAGTTTTCTTATCTGAAACAGGTTTAAGGTCATTGGCTCGTACAACAGAAAAAGATAAACTACCTATGCAGGATTTATCTCTGTCTATTAAAGATACCTTAATAAGAAATATAAGCAATAGTACAAATGTTAAATCAGTTTACTTAGAGAATGAAGGCATATATATTATGACCTTTACTGATAAAAATATTACTTATGTTTTTGATTTTAAACACGCAACACCACAGCAAGTTCCTAGAGTAACTACTTGGTCATTTACAAATGATAGAGAACCAGCTAGTATGATAAATACAGAGTTATATAGTGGGTTATTAGTTGGTCAAAAAGATGGGAGCATTGCAGGATATGAAGGATATTTTGATGTGGATTTGGCTTGGGTTGATTCGGCAGCTAGTTATACTAATGCTGCTATTACTGCTGATGTATCTAGTATATGGATTAGAATGGGGGAAAACATTTCCGCTTCTTTATTAAAGAAAATGATTTTAGTATTAGAAGGTGGCTCTGGTGCTACTCTAGGTTTACAATGGTATAAAGATTTTAGTATAACCCCATCTACTACAACACAGATATCATTAAATCCTATAACAACAGGCACAGTAGCCTTGTGGGGTGCATCAACTTCATTATGGGGTGATGTAAAATATACACCCATATATGGATTACAGGAGTATCAAACTGCCCTAACAGGTAGTGCGAAACATTTAAAGCTGAATTTAAGTATTGTTAGTAATGGTTATGATGCTTCTATTCAAGATTTGGCAATAATTTCAAAACAAGGGAAAATACGATGAGTGATTATACTTTAGCAGTCAATTGGTCAGGAAAAGATGCTCTCTCAGATAGTGATTCTGCGAAAGTTATATCTGGTTCAGACTTTAATACTGAATTTACAACAGTAAGAACAGCAGTTAATTCTAAGGCAGACTTAAACGGAGATGCTGGAGAGGATTTTCTTATAGATAATAGTACAATAGCAGGGAATGTTACTATAGGTGGTACACTTGCTGTAACTGGAATACCCACAATACCAACTGCTGCTACTTCAACAAATACAACACAAGCAGCTAGTACAGCAATGGTACAAGCAGCTATTGATGCAGATGTAACAACACACGCAGCACTTAGGTCGAGTTCGAGTGTTTATGGACACGCTAAGATTTATACATCTGGTGGAGATTTATACATAGTAACTACATAATATGGGCGATATATACTTTAATGGTACTGCGTTAGCCTCTGAGAAAAAGGTTAAGTTTAATGGTACTGATATGTCAAATGTGTATTTTAATGGCACAAAGATTTGGACATACTACTCAGAAACCGCACAAGCCTTTACAAGCTCCAGTACATATACTTTAGACCCTGCTGAGACTTCTGTCCAGTACAAACTTTCTGGTGGAGGAGGCGGTGGCGGTGGAGCGTCAGGCTATACAGGAGCAACTGCTGGTAGTGCAGGTGGCGATACTATCCTTAAAGTTTTAGCTGCTGATGGTAGTGTAAGGCAAACAATAGCAACTGCCTCTGGTGGTGCTGGTGGTCAATATGGTGGTGGTAATAGAACTGGTGCTTCTGATTTTTCAATACCGAGTGGTTGGGCAAATCCTCCGTGGTCTAGTACAGTTTCAGATGGTGGATTAGGCGCACAGGGTAGTGGTGAGGGCAATCCAAGTGGAACAGGCGGTACAGCAGGTAGCACAACTTCAGGAACATATACAATAAATGCCGATGGTAACGACCATTCATTACAAATCACTATCGGTGGTGGTGGTGGAAATGGTGGTGCTGGAGAAGCGGGTCAATACGCACAATCAGGAAATAGTGGTGGTGCTTGGTTACTATATGTAATCAGTTAATTAATTAGGAGATAGAAATGGCAGGTTACGGAAAAGTAGATTTGGGCACTAAGGCTGGAAAAGAAGCCTATGGAAAGGCTTATGCCCATCAAAAGCGTATAGCATTTCCAAGTAAAGGCGCTTTTGCCACAAAAGGTAGACAAAATCTTGGTGTAAGTAAGGCAGAATGGGAAGCTGCTAATAAAAAGAAAGGTGGCTTTGGTTTTCCCTTAGGTGGCTTTGGTGGTGGTGGTGGTGACGATGTTGTGGGCTTTGCTTGGGATGATTATGACAGGCAAATTGCACTAATGGATAAAGCTGCTGAAATGGGAGCAGGTTATTCTAGTGATAATACTCTTGGCACTACTGATATAGATTACGAAAACAAAATGATAACTGAGAAGTTATCACCAGAATTACAAGCACAATATGACACCTTACTTAAACAAAGTGGTGGTGCTGGTGGTAGAATAGCTGCTATGGATGGCGACCCATATGCTATGCAGATGTATTTGTATAATCAAAATAAAGACCTTCGTCAAGGTGAGGCTGATGATTTAAGAAATGCAACATTGGAATCCTTAAAGGCAAAGGGAATGTTGGGCTCTACTGGTGGTGCAGATTTATTTGGAAGTGTAGAAGATTCTATTGCACAGGCAGATACACTCGCATTTAATGATGCGTTTGCACAATCACAATCATTATATGATATGGAAAGAGCAAGACAGACAGGTGATATAAGCACAGCTATGGCAATGGGTTTAAAACAAATTCCATACATACAGGCAGGTACAGCACAAGGTCAAGCAATACCAATTGAAAATATAGCAGGAATTAGTGGTGCTTCAAGAAATATATTTGGACAACAAGCAGCACAAAGCATGGGTAAGGCTAAACGGAAAAAAGGCATATGGGATTCCTTGCTAGGAGATGGTGGTTTGCTTGGTGGGCTTTTTGGATAGGAGATAATTAATGGCATATGAAGATTACACAGGAATGTTTGGAGATAAGTATACTACAGCAGCAATGCTAGATGATAGTCGTGTTTCAGAAGCACATAGCATGGGTCAGCTTTCAAGTTATGGTATGGGTCAAGCAAGTGCATTCTATCAAGCTGCTATGGGTAGTCCATTTGCAGCAGCAATGATGCAGAAACAACATCCATTAATGCAGAAACAAAATATGCTTGACGAGATAAGAAGAAAGCATCCTAATCCAGATACAGCAGAAGAATTACACGCATTAGCAAATGACTTAATGGAGCATTTTCCTGAATATGCTATCAAGGTTAAAGAGGCTGCAATTGAGGCAACGAATAAAGCACTAAAAGATAATATAGCAACTAAAGACCAGATTTCCGTTATTGGAAATCATCTTACATTAGGTCAAAATAGCGACCCAATGATTGATGCGTTTCTTAGTGGAATAAATGAAGATTGGGATGATTTAACATTCACAGAAAAAGAACCTTTTAGAAAAACAATTAGAGGGAAATTTGGTCAAATAATAAAAGGCTATGAACATTGGCTAACAACACAAAATTTGTCGCCAGATGATGTTAATGATATGGTGTTTACTCCAGAAGGAAATCAAAAAAATACAGGGATGTTTAAAAGATATCTTGAAAATATAAAAGATAAGAATCCATTTGCAGCACACCTACATAGTCAAAATGTACAAATATTAAATAAAATGGTTAATGGTGGTGGTGTACAGAATAAGACTAATGGCTCTATGAGTAGTGATGGTAGTGTTATTAAAGTAGATGATGGAAAAAGCACAGTTTACTTTGAATCAACCATAAATGAGAATGAGAAACAAACATCAGAAATGAGTCAAAATGAATATCTAAAAGAATCAAATAAAGCCAGTATGGAATTAATGGATGGATTAGATAAAATCTGGTGGTCAATGGTTAATGTTTCTGGAGCAGGAATTATGGAACGATATCTATCTCCAACAGAATTAAAAGAAGAGCAGAAAGAAGATGATGTTCAAGCATGGATAAGAAGAGAAGCATTTAATCATTTCAAAGGACTTCCAAAAGAAAGGTTTGAGGCTTTTCAAGCAGACCCAAATGGGTATTATAGAAAATATATTCTATTAGATGAAGGCAAAATTCGAGAGAATACAGAAAATGAAGTAATTAAACTCTGGGCATTATAAATGAGTCAAAGATATGTAGAAGGTGTTGGTTTATTAACCATAGATGATGGTCTGTCTGAGGAAGAGATACAGGCAAATATAGATTATCACCTTTCTATTACACCTAAATATAAAAAAGCTACATTTGCTGATGGCTTTAATGATACACAATCTATGATATATAGATGGTGGCAGAAACTTACAGACCAAGACAATGAAAGGGGTAGATGGTTTGAGGGGCAAACAAAAGAATGGGCTCAAAATATTGGCTATTATGATTCAATAGCTTTAGAAAAATATTATTCTGAAATTGCAAATGTAAGAGCATTATCATCTACAGAAGAAGCTGATAGACTGGGCAATCGTCAAATTATGGCAGAGTTTCAAGAAGATATGCACCATGTTTATGAGAAAAAAAATGGTGATGTTACTGATGTACAAAAAAAATATGGTTATACTCCAGAAGATATTGGTGTAATAGATGGAATAATGGCTATGGTTCAAAATCCTTCTGCTACATTAGGTGCTTTTGCAGGTATGATTGTAAAAGACCCAGAGATGTTGTTAATAAATTTTCTAAGAATACCTAGTGCTGTAGCTAGGGGTTCTGATATGGCAAGAAAAACCATTACACAAGCTACTAGAATAAAGCCTAAATATGTTCAAAGAATGGAGAGCATTATAGGTAACAAGAGAGCAGTAGCTATGGCAGGTAGGGGTGCAGAGGGTGCTGTCTATGGTGGAGTATATGAGGCGTTACATGATTTAACATTCAAAGGAAAAATAGACCCTAATAATCTTAAAAGAGGTATTGCTTTAGGTACTTTATTAGGAACAGCTTTTGGTGCTGTTACTAAAACAACCTCTAATAGTTGGTTTGTTGATAGAGTGGGTTCTAAAAATGCAGAAAGAAAATGGACTCATGTTAATGAACCTGCACCAAAAAGAAAGCCAAGTATTTTTGACCCAAATAAAGTTCCTAAAAATCCAAAGCCTAGTCCATTTAGACCAGTACCAAAAGATGCTGAATTGCCAGAAGGATTAACACATCAACAAAGGTATGAGTTTTGGAAACTAAAAGCATTAGAACATGGAACTAAAGAGGGCGAGGGTTCAAATGTTCCAAGAGAGAGATTTGAAGCAAGAGTTGAAAATACTGTTAAGAAAATGCTTAAACAGAAAAATCCAGATGGCAGTAGATTATTTACAGAGTTAGAGGCAAGAGGTTTGGCTGCTCGTCATCATGCTGAAGTTGTTATTGGAAAACAAAATGCAAAAGAATGGGGCAAGATAGATTTCAATCGCACAACACATCCTTCTAAAAATAGAAAGTGGGGTCAGAAAGAAGAAATTGATATTGGTAGAAGAAATACAGAGCGACCAGATTATGAACCCCCGATTAAAGGGTATGACAAAATTTTACCAGAGGTTGATATTACCAAAGGTCTTGCTAAGACACCTTCAATGGGTAAGATTGCTAAAGCAGGTGCTATTGGAGCAGTAGCAGGTGGATTACTTGCCGAAGATGAAAAGGGTTTAATGGCACTTGTTGGTGCATTAACATTTGGATTGGCTAGAGGTACTGTGTTAAAAGGTATCAATGTTGAAATAGCGAAGATGAAACAGCATGGGCATAAAATTGCTGATACAGGTAAGCTACTTGAAGAGGGGATGGAAAGAGAAGCTACTATGGTTGGTAGGATGATACAAAAAATTGTACAAAATCCTAAACAGCAATTTGAATTTTTAAACCATGTAGAGAGTTTTAGCAAAATTAATAAAGAAAAATTTATCAAAGAATATGGAAAGGAATATTACGAAACAGTACAGGCTTTTCATAATACTATGGAAAAATTCTGGAAAATGGCTAATGAATTAAATGTATTAAAAGATGAATCACACATTAGAGATTATGTTACCCATATATTTGGTAAAGAAATATCTGCAAAAGAGATGGGTAAATTAAATGAAGCATTTAATGAGTTAGGAAAATCTAAGAAATTTAACTTTGCACATCAAAGAAAAATCTTTAAAACAATTGAAGAGATTGCAGAAGGAAGGAATATTGTATTTGACCCAGTTAAAATTCTTGCAGGATATACTCAAACCTTATCAAAGGTGATGGCAGGAAAACATATTGTCAGAGAGTTGGGTACAGTTGGCATGAGATTTGGAAACAAAACATTGGGTCTTGCAGTAGATATAAGAAACAAAGCACAGGTAAAATTAGCCAAAGAACATGGATATAAAGAAAGTGAAATGCCTGCTCTTAAAGGTAAATTACTACATCCATTAATTAAAAGAGCATTAGAAGATTACTATGCACCCGATATAGGAAGCACAGGGTTGATTCATAAAGCATCTATATTAAATAATGCAATGAAAAGGGTTATATTATCTATGTCATTATTCCATGCACAAGCATTAGTATTGTCTGGAATTTATGCAGGTGGTTTAACACATATGTATACAAAGCAGGGCAAACAAACAAGAAAAATAGTTAAAGAATTTTTAGATGCAAAGTGGGATATGACTTCTATTGTTCGTGATGGCAAGGGAAATATTATTCAAGCACGAAATTTAGATGGAAAGCTAGTAGACCTTAAAGGTGATTTTGTACACGCACAGTTGTTAAAAGAAATAGTAGATGCTAGACTGGGTATTGGAAATGCAAAGACAAATGAACTTGTCAATGCAGGTTATAGAACAGTTAAACAATTTTTAGATACAAGATTAAAGCCACTTGGAAAGTTTCAAGATAAGATAGATAAAATTACATGGGATGGAATACATGACCATGCTAAGATGTTTACTTATCTTACAATGAAACAAAGACTAATGAGTGGACAGGCTAGAGGGCTAGGTAGGCTTGTAAAAACAGAAGAAGGTACTTTAAAAATACCAGAAGCAGAGGCATCACAAATGGCTTCTCAATTTGCAAATGATGCTTTTGGTGGGCAGAACTTTAATAAGTTAAGCCTACAATGGGAGCAGTTAGCAATAGAAAATGCCAATAATCCAAAGGGTGTATTTTATCAATGGGCTTCATTAGTAGCTACACCGACCAGAAAGGGTTTAACAAACTGGTTGTTATTATCGCCAGACTGGACTATATCTAATATTAATATTGGATTCAAAGGTGTGGGTATGACCAAGAATCTTGCTACTAAAGTTATGCAAGGTAGAAAATTAACTGCAAAAGAAGTAGGTGAGTGGAATATGTACATGGGATATATGTTTAGAGCAGGTGTTTCTACTTCTATGTTTGCTTATTTCTTGCACTCAATCTTTTCAGAGGATGATAAAGAATTTGATTTACAGGATTTTTGGATGACAGGTAGACTTGATTTAGGAAATGGCGAAGAGATGGTTGTATCTAAACAGATTGCAGAACCAATGCACTGGCTAACAAATCCTATGCACGAAGGATTAAACAAAGGTGCAGCTTTACCTAAGGCTGCTTTAGAATTACTAACTGGAAAACAATGGGTATCACTCAAACATGGCGGTACTTTAACTGGTCCGAAATTTGATAAGACAAGTGCTAGAGATTGGGCAAGTTGGGTTGGAAATAAGGTTACACCTATTTCTATCAATCCATTTAAACAAGCAATGTTAGATGAAGATATACCAGCAGGGTATAAGATGTTTGAAAAGGCAGTATTAGGATTCGGTGGATTCCCTAAATATGGAAAACCCGAAAAGAAAAAATTAAGAATATATTAGGAGAAGTAAAATGAACCCAAATGAACAAAGATTAGCAGAGTTACAAGCTGAAATTGAAAAGAAGAAAGCTGAGATGGCAGCAATAAAGGCTGATGACCAAAAAGTTAAAGCTGATGAAATGGCTGCAGCAAACGCTGAACCAACAGAAGAGCAAATGGCTCTTCTACAAGGAAGAGGATTAACAGGCAACAGAGATGCTGATGGTAATTTAGTAACAGAAAGTGAAGTAGCAGAAAAACCAACAATGCAAGAAGTTGTAGATGGTCTAAAACTTATTGGCTTACCAACTGAAGGTTTAGATAGAGAGTTTTCTGATGGTTCTATAAAAGCAAAGAAAATTTTAATTGACGCATCACAATTAGTAGGTGGCAAAAAAGCATTGGTTTCTTCACCAGAATTTCAAGAAGCGTTTGGTAACGCTTATGATATGATTGGCGACCCTTTAAAAGTAGTTATACAAGGAGATGAGGCTAATCGAATTGATGAAGCTGCTGATAAAAAAATTAAAGAAGAATTCCACGATATGGATTTTGATTATCGTAAAGATGCAGACTCTGATAAAAGGAGAATGACAAGCATTGACCCTAGTGGTCGAGCAGGGAATGAAGAGTTTGAGCCCTCTAAAAAAACCGATGGTTTTGAAAATGAGGGTGGCTTTATGAGTGTTAATGAAAAGGATGACTTCTGGAAAACACAAGAAGGGCATGATAAAGCACTTGAAATGTATGGTCGTAAACCAGCATGGATTAAAGAACCCACAATGATATGGAATCCAAAAGAGCAGAAGTATGAAAAGATTAAGGATGAAGATAAAGAAGAGTTTGAAGATTTATCTACCCCTGCTATGTCTGCTGATATTAAAAAACTCTTTGGCTAGTATGGATATAGAGGATATTAGAGCCT